GTTTAAAAAGACTGACTATAGTAACGTGATTAAATTTCCGGAGACTACGTCGATTCCTTCTGTTCCGTATATTGAGCCACCTAAGAAGGAACAAGAATATTACAGTATTGGTGTTACTAGCGAAAATCGCATAACTTTTAAGACTGGTATATCAACGCTAACTATGAATCGAGAAGGTGTTGAGAATCTAATACAACAGTTGGCAGTATTCCGTGATCAAATCAAAGAGGAAGAAAAATGAAAATTGGTTTAAGTTATAGTAGATGTATCCTTGACATCGTTGAGGAACAAGTGGATATTGATGATGTCTTGGTACTAATTACTCGTACAGATTTTGATCCACGTGATGATGTGCAGTGGAAAGGAATTTGGCAGGGATATACCCTAGGCGGCTTGAGTAATCCTGAATGGTCTAACTACGATTTGCACAACAAGGATCACGAGGACAAATTCCGTAGCGTAAGTATTATGCTCTACGAAACTGGCAGGATGCATCAGCCACGTAAGTTTGGTGCTCGCCCCCGTCGCCGTCCAGAATTTTGGTTAGAAACTTGTTTGCCAAGTAGTGAGCTAGAACGGAATCCAATGGCTAAAACAGCTTGGGAGAAATTCCAAGTGGTTGCGGGATTAACCAATGTAAAATTAGATAAGGAATATAAATGATTAAAGAATACATTAATATCGTCGAGTCTGCTATGCTAGCGGAAAATGCTGTACAGCAATTTGCTAGTTCGGCACACGAAGAATGGCGCAAGAATTTCGATCCAACCGGAACTAAACCGCGTATTAAGAAAAATAGCGATGGCACAGAAGGCGACATTAATGTTCCGTTCAATGAACTACATCCTGACTGGCAACGAGAAAATCTTGCCGCAGGTAATGCCGCTGAACATGCTGTAAAGAAATTTTCCAATGACATTGAACAAGCCGCGGAATATATTCATATTGAATGGATGAAACGTAATCCTAAGGCTGACTATAACGCGGCACAACATGTACCGTACGACCAGTTGCCTGAAGATGAAAAAGAAAAAGATCGTGTACATGTACGTACAATGATGAATCTATTAGGACACAAGGCATAATATGTTAGTACCAATGGTGGTCGAGAAGACCGGTCAAGGCGAACGAGCGTTTGACATTTTTAGCCGCTTGCTAAATGAGCGCATTGTTTTCTTAAACGGTGAAGTTAATGATTATAGTTCTAATCTTGTAGTAGCACAGATGCTACATTTAGAGAGTGCCGATAGTGAGAAAGATATTCACTTTTATATCAATAGCCCCGGTGGGGTAATTACATCAGGGTTAGCTATCTATGATGTTATGCAATTTGTCAAACCTAATGTAGCAACATATGTCATGGGGCAGGCCTGTAGCATGGGCAGTTTCTTAGCACAAGCAGGAACAGCAGGTAAGCGTTATATGTTGCCACATAGTCGCCATATGATTCACCAACCAAGTGGCGGCGCCCGTGGTATGCAAAGTGATATTGAGATCCAATACAAAGAAATCACGCAAATGAAAAAGATGCTCACTGACTTGTATGTTAAACATAATACAGCAGGTAAAACATATGAACAGTTCGAAAAGGACATGGATCGTGATACATTTATGAGCGCCGAAGAAGCGTTGGCATATGGGCTGGTTGACAAAATTGTTGAGAAACGTTAAACTTACTATAAATAACAGCAGCGGCCTTTAGTGCATTCAACCCGCTATATAAATTCTGCAAGCCTATGCTATAACATAGGAGAATAAAATGGCAAAGAAATATTTTAGTACAAAAACGTACAAGCAGATAGGTCCGGTGGCATATCGACAATGGCGTGCCGATAGTCATTGTAATCTAATTCATGGTTACGCAATGAGCTTTCACTTTGAATTTGAAGCGGATACATTAGATGCTAGAAACTGGGTCACTGACTTTGGTGGGTTGAAACCACTTAAAGATGTTTTAGAAGATTGGTTTGATCATACATTGCTAGTGGCACAGGATGATCCAATGCGTGAACATCTGTTAGAACTCGGTCGTTTGAAACTGGCCAAGATTACAGAAGTAGAAAAGACTGGATGTGAAGGTATTGCTGACTTTTTGTATGAATATGTTAATACAATTTTCTTGCCCAACTGTGGTAGTGAAGAAGCCAAGCGTGTTTGGTGCTGCAAAGTAGAAGTCAGAGAAACAGATGCTAATATGGCAGGTCGTCAAGGGCATCGCGAGAATAATGAGTTTGCATGAAATCTGGCGTGTATGGGCTAAGGCTCTGGGAGAAAAAGCAGGCAACACAGATGCAGAAGCAAACCGTGTTGCCTGCATCCGTACTTGTATTGTACTATGTTATATAATAACAAACTGTTTCATTGTAGCGGGTGTTATACATCACTGGTAAATTAAAATGAACGCTACAAAACGATTGACTATTTCCGCAAAATCGTGTAAAATAATACTATGAACTATACTATTCGCTGGCAACAAATTTATCACAATTGGCAACCTATCGAATTGCCAATTACCGATTTTACCCAAGCATTAGAAGTTATTAACATAATTAGGAGTAAACTATGAGCGAACATAAAACATCTTGGACAGTTACAGTAGAAGAAGCCGACGACGGTAGCGGCGATCTTGTAATGCCGCTACCGCAAGACTTTTTAGACCAACAAGGTTGGATAGAAGGCGATACGCTGGATTGGAAAGATAACGAAGACGGCTCTTGGACTCTATCGAAAGTTAAAAGTGATTAAAAGAATCACTCTCATTGGACACGGTTATGTAGGAGAATACATTTCTCAAGAACTTGATAATCAAAAAATAGCGCATCGATGGATTACACATAATGATGCTATAGATAAAGATACTCAAGTAATTATTAATGCTGCTGGTTATACGGGTAGTCCAAATGTAGATGCTTGTGAAATATACAAACAAGAAACAATTAACGGTAATGTAATATGGCCAGTTCAACTTGAATTGGCTAATCCTAATATTCCAATTGTTCACATTAGCAGTGGTTGCATTTATACAGGTTACAAAAAAGATTTTACTGAAGAAGACGATCCAAACTTTAATTTTAATAACGGAAGTTTCTATAGTGGATCTAAAACATTAGGTCAAAAACTTTTAGAACCATTTTTACATAAAAGTTATCTGTTACGCATTCGTATGCCGTTTGGTGACAAGGCACATCCTAAAAACTTTTTAACTAAAATGAGAAACTACAAAAAGTTGATAAGCTACGATAATAGTCTAAGTTATATGCCCGATGTTGCTAAGTTTTCAGTAGAATGTGCAGTGGGTAATATTCCTAAAGGTATGTACAATCTATCCAATCCCGGATCAAGCAATGCTAAAAAAATAGTCAGTATGATGGGAATTGAAAAAGAATTCTTTACAGAAGAAGAATTTACTAAAGCAGTAGTTGCCCAAAGAAGTAATTGTATTTTAAATGCAGATAAGTTACAATCTGTATTCCCCATACAAGATGTAGAAACAGCATTAAAATTGGCTATATCTAATTATAAATGAAGAAAGTTAAAAGTGAATAAGAGAATTGGGTTTAACTGTAGTAGTTTTGATTTATTTCATGCAGGGCATGTTACTATGCTTAAAATGGAAAAAGAACTTTGCGACTATTTAATAGTTGCATTACAAGTTGATCCTACTATTGATCGCCCAGGTGTTAAAAATAAACCAGTACAAAGTGTCTACGAGAGACATGTACAACTACAAGCATGCCGCTATGTAGATGAGATTTTAGTATACCAAACTGAACAAGATTTGCTTAATCTATTACAGACTCAAATCATACATGTTCGCTTTTTAAGCGAAGAATATTTGAATAGAGACTTTACTGGTAAACAATACTGTCTAAACAATGGCATTGAGTTGCACTATCATAAACGTCAGCATCAGTATAGTAGTTCCGAACTACGCAATCGAGTTTATCAACTCGAGTTGACAAAAGCACAAGATTCAACTATAATTAATGTAGCGCAACACAGTCCTGAGCTGTTAAATAAATACAAAGGTTAATATGATCAAACGAATCGGCTTTGCCTGTAAGTGGATTGATCACGCAGGGCAAGTGGATGGCATTGATGCTAAAGACGATGCTAAAAAGTATAATACCGGCGGTACCACTGTTGCTTGGTTAAATAGACAGAGTAAAGATGTTGCAGAACAAAAACTCTGGGACATCATGGTAAGTAATATTGAAAGCACTAGATTACTAGTGGAAAGAGTAGGACAACTTGATCAGAATCTTAGGATGGTTCGCCTTAGTAGCGATATGTTGCCTGTTTATACCCAATCTGATTGGAGTTATTTTTGGCGAAGAGTCGATGTTCGCGAATATTGTGAACGCAACCTTCTCTCTGTTGGCGATAGTGCTCGTAGGAGCAATACACGTCTTTCTTTTCATCCTGGCCAGTTTACTGTTCTTGCTAGCATCAATCCGGGCATTGTTGATAGGAGCATAGATGAGTTCGAATATCATGCGGATCTCGCCCGTTGCATGGGCTACGGTCGTTCTTTTCAAGATCTTAAAATCAACGTCCACATCTCCGGTAAAGAAGGTCCCGAAGGTATTCGGCGTGCATACAAACGACTTAGCACCGAAGCCAGGAATTGTATTACAATTGAAAACGAAGAAAACGCTTGGGGACTAGATGATTGCCTTACTAT